TTTAGACACGGCTCTGCCAAGTAGTTCATCGTAATAAACTTTCTTGAACGCAGAGCCGGCAAGAGGGAGATAAAAAAGCATTTGATCGAACTCGGGTTCATACTCCTTCATCACATCCATGAGTTGATAGTTCATGAATTCTTTAACTCTGTTTGATTGATCTTCTCTAGCTCTATCTGCTAGTCCAACTATTCTAGTATGTACTGGACCATTAGCCGGTAATAATTCTTTGTAAGCTTGTGCTTGAAATTGTGTTACTGCTTCTGCAAGAACAGGATGTGTTGCACCACTTGCTCCTTGAAAAGGTTGAGTTGGATTTTCATATTTAAATCCTAAAAGATCTAAACCTTTTGTGTAACTATCTTCCCAATCTTTTCTTGAAGATTTATATTGATTGTAATTTTCTGCAAGTTCAGAACCTAGTTTACCTAAAACATCTTCTGGTAAAAGTTCTGCTAAATTATCAAAATGAGATTCGCCGCCACCTGCGTTAACTGCTTCTGGATCGAAATTAATTGTCGCTCCACCATCTTCGTCTTGAGTTATTTGAATGTCGTCCGGTCCAACTTGTTCTTTAATATTTTCTTGTTGGGCCTCAACAATTTCTTCTTCTCCAGGTATTTTAATTTCAGTCTCTACGTTTGGTAGGGCTTTGTCTATATCTGCCATTTATATTCTCCGAGTTCCTTATGTTTGTAGCTTGTTTTGTCTGAACATTCAACCCTTGTGAATCAGGTCCTTTTAAGGGTGGGATTTCCTTCCATTTGACGTGTTGCATATTTACAACAAGAGTTTTATTCTTCATTGCTAAACATACCTCTTTTGTTTCTGTAATCATCAAACAATTCGTATCCGCTAATACCAGCAGATAATGCAAGACCTGGTAAACCAAATCGTCTTGATACAGTTTTCAATACACTTGGACTAATCCCAAGTCTCATAGTTTTTGCAAGCGTAGGACTTAGTCCTTTGGTAGCAAATTCAGTTGCAGGACCTGCAAATGCAGCTCCTAAATAATTCATTGGATTAGTTGCAATGTCAGTCAATGAATCACCTTGTTGTACTTGACCTGCAATAAATAAAGGTTCAGTTGCAAGTAATGCAGCCGGTGTACCTAAAGCACTTAAACCTCTTCCTAAAGTTTTTAATGCAGTTTTTGTAATTCCAGATTTATTTGCACCCAATGCTCCACTTCTTGCTGCTTCAATAGTTGATGGTGCAACTGCTGCAGTTCCTGCTACAGCACCAGCTCCAATAACTGGTAATTGATAATCTAATATTGCAGGACTTTCTTCTGGTGTATTATCTAATTTTCCTGTCACCATGTCGATCAACATATTCTTTTGTTGACTCTCGTCAGATAAATAAGTTGTTGGGTCATCATTCATAAATGTTTTAACAACGCCTGCTGTTGCTGCACCGACTGCAGCTAGTGCACCAAATTTACCTGCGCCTCTTGTCAAAGGACTTTGTAAAAATTTTGTTGCTGAGTTTTTAAATTTGTCTAACCTACTTGCGTCTTGTGCTAATTTTTCTGGTTCCTTTCGTATTGCTTCTTCAACAGCATCAACACAACTTATTGTTCCACCATTTGCTTTTTTAGTTCTAACAATTTTACATATAGGTCCATTTGCTGCTGCATCTTCTCTTATATCAGAAAAAAGTTTGTAAGGGTCTGTATCAAAATCTAGTTGTTTTAAATTTTGTGATACTTTAGTTATTTCACTTTTTGGAATATTAGCCTGGGCTTCTTGAACGGCTTTAGCATTTTCCATAAAAAAATATCTATCAATAGGATCAGGTATTATTTTATCTATTGCTTTTATATTACCTCTAAAATTTTTTGGTGATACCTCCTGTATACTTTTACCTTCAAAAAGACCAAAAGGGTCGACTGTTTTTGAAGGATCTAATCCTAATCTATACGTGTTTCTTGTGATAGGTTCTTCTACTTTAAAACTTTTATAACCTTTAGTTGCATAAGCAACAGCCGCCCCTTTATCATTAATCTTGTTTATTTTATTTACATATCCTTTTGATTTATTTTTAAAAAGCTTGTCTCTTTCTTTGTAAAGCTGGTTTAAATAAGGATCTACATTTTTTAATATCTCTTGGTTTATTCTTTGTGGAGAATAACCAAGTGTTTCAAATTTAACCACCTGACTACCTAAATCATCCATATGTGATAATTGAGATGTTACACTTCCTTCCATGGCTCTTTCAAAAGCAGGGACACTAAATTTTTTAATTTTTTTCTTCCTAATCTCTTGAACTTTTTTTGCAGACTCTTCTGGGTTAAAACCTTTTTCTTCTCTGTATTCGTCAATTAATGCAGCGGGAATTGCTTTTATGGTTTTTTCATTGATTAATTTAGAAACTAGTTTACGAACTCTCGACTCTTGAGTTGATGCCGGTAAATCAGGATAAAGTTTTTTACCCATCGTTTCACCCTTTAGTTTTCCATAATTTTCTTTTACATATTTTAAAGATTCTGCATCTTCTAAATATGAAATATTAGGAGTGAGTGCACTATAACTTGTATTGTTATCTTTTAAAAGTTTTGCAATAGGTTTTGTGCTGGATTTATATGTTTCTGCTATTTTTTCTAATGTATCACCAGCTATAATTTTATTTTTAATTTTTTGTAAATCACCTTTTGGAATTTTAGTGTTAGCATCGTATTTTGCTTTTTTTGCATCAGCCTGTGCAGCTAGTGCTTCTTTTTCTGAAGCAAAATATTCTATACTTGCTTTTGCTTTACCATCCCCTCTTGTACTTCCAGATTTTTTATATCTCCAAGGTTTTTTTGGATCAGGTGGGTTTGCAACTTTTTTAACAGCAGGATCAAGGGCTCCTTGTTTTTTTATTTTATCTTGAATAATTTTATCTGATGTTTTAACCCACTCATCTCTTTCTCTTTTTGCTGTTTTTAATCCTGCAGATGTAAAAGGGAAATATTGTTTTTTTCCTGGAGCTCCTGTTCTTGATGCTCTGATAGCATACTTCTTAGTGCCGCTTGGATATGTAGCCTCGTATAAATAAGGTTCGCCTTCTATTTTTTTAAAGGTTGGTTGAGCCATTAGACCTCCAGGATCTTAGCTAGTCCGCCTTTTGCAAAGTTCTGAGTTTCGTCAATAAACGTTGCAGTCAATCTATCAAACCTTGGATCACCTGGACGTAAGCCATTTGCATCTACGACATTGTTTAAAACTCTATTAGTAAAGATTACAATCTCTTCTGAACTTGCACCAGATGGTAATGCTTCTGCAATCCTTGGACCAAAATATTTATTAACTAATGATATAGGGTCTCCAGCAATTCCACCGCCACCTTCTGTAATATATTTAACATCAACTTCAGATATTATGTCTGCAAGATTTGTTTGATCAGGATTTTCTTTTTTTAATGCTTCTAATAAAAATTCTCTAGCTGTTCCACGTTTAATAGGTGCATCACCCTTATTAGTCATTACTGTTTTATATTGTGCAGCAAGTTCTGGATCAGATTTTGCAAGCTCCTTAATTGTTCTTGCAAATCCTGCAAAGCCTTGTTCAACTGGCGCTGCAATATCTTCTGGTCCACCACGTGAACCTGGAGGTGGTAAGTCATCAACCTCATCTACTTTCGATCTTAAAGACATCAGACCTTCTTGATCCAGGTTCCTGGTCCCTGTTGCCATGTCCGTGATGTTTGAGATTTGCTTTGGATTAAATACATTATCGACCTTTTGCATGTTCTCTAATAACTTATTAGCTTGAACATCGTTAAGCTTACCAGCGGTCAGATAGCCGATAGAACTTTCTAGTTCTGATAAAATTTTATCTTTACCTAAAAAACCGATTGCCTCAACATTGATGTCAGCGTCGATGAACCCTTCAGGATTTTTACCCTTTCCTAAAAAAGTAATGTTGGATCGGGAACCGAGGACATTGTTCATATTCCCACCTAACTTATTAAATAATGCTAGTATTGCTTCTCCAGCTTTTGGTAATATTTGTTTAACCATAATACTTTACTTCTCCTCGTACAATAGGTTCATCTTGATAATCTTCAGGATGTCGAACCAAACCACCCTGTCTAATTCTCATAATGGCTTGTGTCGTACTATCGACATAGTCATCATATTCTCCAAATGGGAAAGAAGCACATTCTTCAATAACTTCCTGTGCAAAGTGTTCATGCATAGGAGCCCAAATTTTACCACTCTCGAAGAGAGGAGCTACGGAGTTTAATCTTGTATGTTTATCATTTCCTCGGCTAGGAGTAAAGTTAATTACTGGGATATCCATCTGTCTCAATTCATGTGTCAGAGGTAGTCCAGAAGCTTTGGCCTCAACTATTACCATGTCAGGATTCCAGTCTCGATACTCTTCCAGGGCTACCCGCCGGAGTTCTGGAAAATCATAACGGTCTTTAAATGCATTCAGGAGTATAATATTCTGTCCCTGGTCCTCGGTCGTAAAAACACCCCACGTGGTTATAGCACTAAAGTCAGCAGATGCTTTTTTAGTAAATGCTGTATCATAACTTTGTATGATATAATCTAAAGGTGGTGGATATTTAGCCGTCCAATCACGCCACCATTCTCTTTTTAATATTGCTCCTTCCTCAGCAGTCGGGTTCTGCATATATTGAGCCAACCAGTTTGAAACAGGAATTGATGCTTTAGTTTTAAGTAATTCTTCCGATGTCCAAAATTCTGGCCACACAGGGTTACCGTCAGGTAATATTGCAGGCAGTTCTACAACTTCCCATTGATCACTCCCTTCTTCGGATTGAGCTTTTAATAATTGACCAGTTATATCTTTTGTAGACCATCTAGTCATTACAACTACAATTGCACCACCAGGCTGTAAACGTTGACGTGGACCTGACGTGTACCAATTCATTGCTTTGTCAAAAGCTTTACTGTCTTTCCTAATATCTTGTTCTTTGTGTGGATCATCAATAATTAATAGATTCGCACCACGACCTGTGATTGCTCCACCAACACCGGCTGCAAAGTATTCTCCACCTTGATCGGTTTTCCATTTACCTGCTGCCTGACTATCTTCTTGAAGTCTAGTTGCAAAAAGTTCTTTGTAGTTTGGTTGATCAACTAAGTTTTTAGTTTTACGACCAAAGTCTATCGCAAGATCTGCTGTGTGTGTTGCTTGAATAATTTTTAATTTAGGATCTTTCCCAATCATCCATGCCGGGAGTAAGTATGAGGCAAACTCCGACTTCGTGTGTCTTGGCGGCATGTTAATGATCAGACGTTTAATTTTCCCGCTAGCGAGATCATTAAATTTTTTATTAATAATTTTATGATGGGACCCCTCGATAAACTCAGGCCACACATACTTAACAAAACTTAAAAAATTTTTTGTAATATTTGGACGAGCTTCATCTAATGCTACACTACGTTCAAGTTCGATTAGATTATCGATTTCTTCTGGGGTCAAACCCTGATATTTTTTTTCTAAAATTTTTTCGTTTGGCATATCTACAATATGTTTTCAAAACTTATACCATAATCGTCTAAATCTTCAACTTTAGTCATGACTTAGGATCCCTTTTGTATTTAGGGGGGGTTGCTTTTTTGTTTTGCAATCTAGAATGCCTAACCGTCTGGTACCTCTATGGGTGGGCCCGCCAGGGAGGGGGTGGGCCCGCCCTGTATAACTTGTAAAATTTTTTTCTTGACACACCATATGTGGTGTATGCAATTACTACATAGCTTGAGGTATGCAGTTTGTGCATAGGATAGTGTAGGATTTGTGGCTCATACCTAAACCACAAACCCTAGCGAGATTAAATCAGAAAGGCATTTCCGATTGTTCTGTTTCTTTCACTTCATCAGTTAGCACCAAAGGTTCTTGAACCTCGCTAAATGAAACTTCTTGTAAGTGATAAGAATATCTTTCCTTGTCCTCAATCAATGTATCAAGTGCTAACAACTTTTTTATTGCAGTTGTTAGATCGTACATTTTGTTCTTATGAATATGATAAGTATAGCTTTCCATAAATTTTTCTTTTTCAATTATAAAAAACTTCTTATCTTTTATTTCCTTAGTCATATTATATTACTCCTAGTATTGTTAAAATAACATAGCCATATAATAATATGGCTAAGTTAAAGATTGCTAATTTAATCGTCATTACTTTCTTACTTTCCAACTATCCGACGCAGTTCTATATCCGTCTGCGTCAACGTCAAAATAAGTCATTAACATACGACCTGCTTTAGATGTCCAATATCTGCATTTATCTGTCCACAATGCTGATCTTGTTATGTGTTTCTTATCACTTGCTGAATAGTAAGTGATTTGAAATGGTTGTCCTTGTATCATTTGTTTTCTCGCTTTCTATAACCTTAATTGGTTATGGGATTAATATACATTAATCCCATAATTAAACAACAAATTAATTTAGGTTATCCACATTAGTTTGTTGTTGTTGCATATATGCAACACGTTCTGCAATCTTTTGTTCTCTAGTTTTTTCAGTATTTTTCATACCTTTTATTCTTTCAGCTAGATTTTTCGGATTGTAAATAACAAGCCCTGTACTATTAGTTCTTACTATTTCTGCGTCAGTAATTGATAGACCAAGTTCGGTTGCTAGTTCAATCGCCTCATCTAGCCATTTATAACCTTTTAATCCTAACTTGATTTCTTTCATCTGTTTCAAGATACTTTCAATCCATTTAGTATGAGCCATAACAAAAGCTGATTTTTGTTGTTTCCAAGAAATTAAAAAATCAAACTCAGATTTATCACACGCAATAGAACGATCTCTACAATAATCTCTACCAATTAAATCTAATTGATATTTTTCGTTCCACTCACGACCATATTTGGTTTCGTTATTTCTTCCACCAGATAAGCCAAGATATTTTTCGTTGTTCTCAACAAACTTTCTCTTGTGTGGGTTATCATCTTTATTAGCT